TCACGCTACCCGCTCCAGTGCCCTTGTGGGGACTTTTGGGGGACTTTGCTCCCCGGCCAGGCGTGCCTGGTGCTCAGCCCGCAGTGTTGCCAGCGATTTGTTCCACGCGCCGCTGTCGGCGGTGATCTTCTCCAGCGCCCCATGCAACTCCACGATCTGCGCCGTGCTGTAGTGCTGGGTCATGCTCCGGGTGCTGTGCCACAAGATATCCGCCACCGTGCCTTCGGCCACGCCAGCCTCGCGCAGGCGCATGCCCACGGTGTGCCGCAGGTCATGCACATGCAGATCGCCCAGGCCAGCAGCAGCCCGCGCGTTTTGCCAGCCCGTGTTGTTCATGGTCTGGATGCGGCGGTATTTCATCAGCGGGGCCTTGGTGGTGTTGGTTTTCCGCTCGCGGCGGTAGACGAACACATACTTGGGGTGCTGGCCCCGTGCTGCCTCGATCACCGACTGGGCGACCGAGTTGCACACGACCAGGCGGCCACGCTTCTTGCCCTTCACGTGTTCGCGGGGCACGTCGAACACTGAGATTCCCAGCTCGGGGATCTGGATCTCCCAATCCCACTCCAGGCTGCACACCACATCGTCACGCACGCCAGTGTTCAGAACGAACAGCGCCATGCGGGCCAGGTGGTCGGGCAGCTTGGGGAGCAGCTTGCGCTGCTGGCCCCAGCTGATGGGGGATGGTTCGCGCTGGTGGCCCACCAGGGGCAGCACGGTGATCTTGGGGGCCGTGTCGAGCCACGTGCGGCCATCTTGATCGCGCCAGGTGGTAGCGGCCAGATTGAGAATCCGGCGCACTATGCCCAGCGCGAGGTTGATGGTCTTGTTGGCGCGGCCTTCTTGTTTGCGCGCGGCGATGTACGGCGCCAGGGTGGCGTCGTGGATCTGCGCGAGTTCAAGCTGGCCGATGAAGGGCATGATCGATTTCAGCAGGATGGCCTCGGTTGCGAGCGAGGTTTTGTCCTGGTTCGTCAGCAGGTAGTGGGCGGCCACCCCGTCGAAGATGCGCGCCTGGCGGGCTCCGTGGAGCACCACCGCGCGCTTGTCGGCCAGCTGCTTGATCAGCCAGATTTCCGCTTCTTCATAACTAAGGAGACCGCGCTGGCGAAATCTCTCGCCCCGCCACCACTTGTCAACTTCCCAGGTGTTGTTGCTTTTGTTGGGGTAGATACCCCGAGTGCTTTGGCCCATGTGTTCCTTCCTTTCTGTTCGGGCCGTCCGTTCCTGGCCGCATTGTGCGCGCTGTCGTTGGCCGCGTCTTGTTCTGTGGGCTGCTGCTCGCCTGCCGCCTCGGCCTTCATGGCGTCGAAGAGCTTGTCCAGATCCTGGCGGTCGTAGATGAGACACACGCCCTGGTGGATGCCGGTGAGGTGGGGCGCCCAGTTGGCCTCCCAGGTGCGGCGCTTTACGCCGACGTAGGCCATGGCTTCTTGTTGGGTGAGGCCGCGTTTCATTTCAGGCGCTCCATTTCCCAGAGGTGGCTGGCATGTGAATGGGCGGCCTCGCGCGTTGGGAAGCCGCTGCTGATTGAGCCGATGACCAGCCTCCAGCAGGACGAATTGAAGTCCCAGTTCTCTAGCCAAACATAGAACCCGTTGTGGAGGGGGGACTCACGCCTGGGCTCAGGAGTCAATCCAGCGTCCGCATGAACGAGCTTTACACGGATAGCATGAAGCGGAGGAACTGAAAAAATCCAGGTGGTCCCGCCGCTGTGACGGTCCATGGCCTCGCCACGCAGCTTTGGAAGCAACAGGATGCAAGGCTTGCTGCGGCCAGCTTTGATCCAGGGATCGTCGCCACATGCATTGATGCAGTCGCAGGTGTCGGGGCCGTCAGAGCGTCCAGCGCATCGAGGTCCTTTGTCCCCGAGGCTGGAAGCGCCGCAGCGCGTCGGTGTAACGCAGGGCGCGCATTTTTCGGGTTGAGGCACTCGTGGCGCGGCAGCGGGGCGATTCTTTTTCATGATGGCACCGCCTCTTTCGGCACATTGAAGAACCCCAAGCGCCCCTTGAACGGCACGAAGGGAATGGGGCTACTGTCACGCAGCACGAAGCCGTGGGAGCCGTCTTGCTTCCAAGGGGATGGATGGTGCTGGCGGCAGTCGGTGACATGGGCCCAGCCGACGAAGCCGCCGCGCGGCAGGTCTTCGTAGGCGGGCATGCTGGCGGGCAGCAGGCCCATGCGCAGCAGCTCCTCGCATGTCTCGTCGTAGTAACGGCGGGCCATGGTCTGGCCTGCGTGCACCAGCAGGCGGCCCCGGAAGTTGGTGGGCCAATCACGGTTCTCGATGTCTTTGTGGCCGTGGACGATGAGCCAGGCCCACGGCTGGCGGATGCTGAGAGCGGGGATCATGCTGACACCTCCAGGCCCAGGTCGGACGGCGCCACGTGTAGCAGCTCGCCGCCGCCCTGGCTTTGCATGTGGGCGATGACGCGCTTGCTGGCGGTGTGTAGCTCTGCTGCGGACAGCTGGCGCAGCTGGTGGTCGTGCAGGTCAACCATGCAGGTGATGGCGTCCAGTTCGTAGTAGCGCAGCGGCGTGGGGTGCCATTCACCCGATTCGTTGCCGCGATCCAGCACGGATTTGATGGCGACCAGTGCGGCGTCGATGTGGCCCGACATGCCGCGCACGTAGCCCAGACGCTCGATCTCCAGCGCGATCAGCATTGTGGAGCGCAGGGTTTGCACCTGCAGCTCGGTGGCCACGCCCTCGCGCATGCGGGTGGCGCATTGGCGCACGGCGTCCATGGTCTCGCGGATCTCGGCCTCGGTGAGGCGCGAGGCGCGCTGCAGGGCCTTGCGGAGGGTATCCACGTTGGCCTTTTGGCGAGGCTGGGGGATGCGGTAGCGTGGGAGACCCATCAGATAGCCTCCAGCTCGGTGTAGTCCGCGATCAGGCCGTTTGCGCCGGGCAGATCGGGCACGTTGAGCATCCAGGCGCGGTCGCCGGTCTTGCTGGTGAGAACGCCTGTAGCGCCCTTGGTGAGCATCAGTGCGCCCTTGGCGTTCTTGAGGTCGATACGCACGCGCACGTGCTGGTTGGGCTCGAAGTTGTTGGCCTGGGGCGCCTGTTCGCTCATGGCCTGGGCGATGCCCGCCATCACCTCGGCCTGGCTGGCTTTGCCGGTGCCGTCCACGGCGCCCTTGGCTTTGCCTTTGGGCTTGAGGGCAGGTTTGGCCTTGTCGGCGACCGGAGGCGCGGCCTCGGCGTCGGCCTCGGCCGCGCGCTCGACGGCTTCGGCGTTCATGGCTTGCTGCACTTCGCGCTTGATGGCGCCGATATCGACCTTGGCAATGGGGGCCACTTCTTCAAGATGCAGGGCTTCGTCGGCGGGCCGGTTGAACATGGGGCCATGGTCGAAGGCGGCTGCGAGCATGAGCAGTACCATGTTCTGCACGCGCGGTGGGGATTCCGCCACCCCGCGCACAGCGCTCTGCAGGGTGTCGTCGCTGAAGCCTGGGCTCAGCTGGAAGATTTGCGCCAGGGCTTCATCATCCGTCTCGCGGGCCATGGTGAGGACGATGCGGTATGCGGCCTGCTGGGGCAGTGAATCCAGATCGTCGGGCTCGGCATCCACGCGCAGGCCCTCGATGGTGGCTCGCACTGCTGCGCTGCGCCAGCGTTGCTGGTATTCATCCTCCAGCTCTTCCTTGGTGCGCGTGGGGGCCTTCTTGCTCGCCTTGCCCGCCGCACCCTTGGCCTGCAGCGCTTCGCCCGCAGCACGCACGGGCACGGCTTCTACGACGCCGCCTGTGGGCGTTTCGATCAGCACCACCTTGCTCTGTGGCACTTCCTGGCCCAGCACTTCGCGCATGGGCTCTGTGCCGCCCTTCTTGGGCTTGTCCAGCAGGATGTAGCCCTTGGGGGTAGCGCCCTCGGTGGGCATCAGCTCGCGCGCCTCGCGGCCGGTGATGATCTGGCGGCCTTTGGCCTGGGCATCGGCCTTGAGGGCGTCGTAGTGGGCCTCTTTTTTGTCGGCAAAGCAGGCGGTGTCGGTACAGACGTCTGCACCCGCCTTGTCCCACAGCTCGGGGTTGGCGCCCGTGCGCTTGGGGCACTGGGTGCATGCGCCCACCTTGGGCAGCAGCTGGGCGTTGTCCAGGGCGAAGGGCGCCTGGGTGAGGTCCGTCATGTAGTTGCGCTGGGCCAGATCCTTGGCGCTGCGGTAGCTGAGCGGGCCGCCATCGGGGCCGCCCGTGAGCACCTTCCTGGTGAACTCCACCTGCAGGGCTGGTGTGGGGCGCTGGGCCACCAGCAGGGCCACGCTGCGGTTGAGCGTGCCCGCCTTGAGGGCTGCAATGGCCTCGGGGCAGATGTTGAGCAGGCGCAGGCTCTCGAACACGTGCGAGCGGCTTTTCTTGAGCGCGTCGGCCACGGCCTCGCGCGTCATGCTGAAGTCGTCGACCAGCTGCTGTATGCCACGTGCCTCGTCCAGAGGGTTGAGGTCTTCACGATGCAGGTTCTCGATCAGCTGCAGCACCACAGCGGTGGTGTTGTCGGCTGCGATGATCAGCACTGGCACGCGGCGCAGGCCTGCGATGCCAGCGGCCATGAAGCGGCGTTCGCCCGCGATGATTTCGTGCGTGGCGTGGCGGGTGGCCTCGTCGATGAACGTGTCTTGCAGGCGCTCGGCAGGCAGGCGGCGCACCAGCAAGGGTTGCAGCACGCCGTACACCTTCATCGTGGCGGCCATGTTCAGCAGGGCTTCGTCTTCGATGATCTGCCGGTTGGTCTTGCTGCGCACTAGTTCCGATAGGGACAGGGTGCTGTCAGCGGGCGCGGCCTGGGCGGCGTCGGCACCGACCAAAGTGAAGTCGGCCAGCGGCACGCTCACCTGTGCGGCGCCGCACTGCAGCCAGTAGCTGCGCCCGCCTGGTGGCTTGCCGATGACCTGGGCTTGCTGGCCTGCGTAGGGATGCTTGCCGCCGCCTTTGGCTGGCTTGGCGTCGGGGTTGATGGTGACCGTGAGGCCAATGAGTGGATCTTTGGTGGCCATGGTTTATGCAGGCTGTGGGGTGCGGAAGCTGGTGCGGCTGGGCAGGCGGAAGGCGTCTGTCGAGCCCGGGCGGTAGGGGTTGGTGCGCAGCTCGGGGCAGGTGTACGGGTCGCCCTTGGTGGTGCTGTTGCGCACGGGCACTTCGGCGCTGGCGATCTCAAGGCGCTCGCTCTTGCGGCGGGCCTGCAGCTCGGCCTGCGATGGCACGGGGCTGATGAGCACCTTGCCGGTGCCTGAGACTTTGGCCGTGGGAATGGGCTGCATTGCTGGGGTGTGTTTGCGGGCGGTCATTGCTTGATGCCTTCCGTAACTGATTGGATGTTGGTTGCCAGCGTCGCGTTGATGGCATCGCGTAGTTGGTGAAAGCGTTCGAGGTACAGCTGCGCCCAATCGGCCCAGCTGCGTTGTGCGCGGGCGGCGGTGTGCAGCTGCACCCAGTGGGCGGGTTCGACCTTGCGGCCCGGGGTGTCCAAGATGGCCCAAGGCGCCGATATGCCCTCGGTGTAGATGACGAGGTCGCGGCGTTCGGTGGCCAGCGCCATCAGGTCTATGGCCTTGATTTGCGCTCGATGGCTTAGGAAGATTCCCATCAGCCCGAAATGGCGGCGCACCGAGTTGGCCTGGGGCGATTCCAGCCGTTCCCACGCGCTACCCAGTTCCCACTTCACGGGGGAGCTGCAATCGCCCACATACACCTCGTGCGCGTCATGCATGAGGCAGGCCAGTTGCACAACTGCGGGGAGCATCAGGTGCGCAGCGATGTCGGCACAAAGCAGCTGGTGTTCCACCACGCTGTAGGGGCGGATGCAGTGGCCGGTGAACCGATTGATCTGCGCGCCCGCGTGGGCGATGACCTCGATGGAGTATCTGTTCTGGGCCATGTCGTACCCACTGAGGTAGTGGGGCATGCCATCGGCCGTGACGATCCAGTAGCTGCTCATGCTTGCGCCTCCGCCCTGAGTTGGTCGAGTTCTGCGGGAGTGAAAGGGCCAACGGCCATGGCGTGTTGGCTGCGGTTCACCACATCAATGGCCGCGCGCCACAGGCTTGCGGGGACGGCGTAGGCGTAGCCATCGGCCTGGGTGATGTCATGCACCAGCGACAGCGCGGGCACGGCTTGGGTGCCGTGTGTGACGGTTAGGCCCTGGTGTTGGCAGTAGTTGATCAACTCCAGCGCCACGAGCTGGGCTGCGTTGAGAGCCGCGCCAGGGGTGGGCTTGGCGAGGTCGGTAGCCAGCGCAACGTTGCCGTGGGCATCGGTGCTGAGCGTGAAGGTGACTGTGGTCTTGCGGGTCATTCCAGATCCTTTCGGGTGGATGGGGTTTGGTAGGGAAGGCCGATGTGCGCGGCGTCGCAGTCGAGGCGACGGGCGCGGAATCGGGGATTGGTTGCGTCCAGCTCGGCCACCTGGCCGCGCAGGCTGCGAGCCAGGGCGTTGGCCGCCATGTGGCTGGACGCGCTGCCGTTGGGGTAGGAGTGGCGTGCGCGCACTTCCTGTCCGGTGGCGGCGTCAGTCAGATGCACTTCCAGCAGCGGGATGCCCGCCGTGGTGGTGCGGCACACGCACGAGGTGACCTGACCGCGTATGCGTAGCTGCAGGGCGGCGGTCATGGGCGACCCCTTGGGCGGCGACGGCGTTCGCGCAGGTCCAGGTCCATGTGCGTAGCGGCCTTGATGCGCACGTGGTTGCCGTCGAAGCTCCACCAGTTGCGCAGGTAGGTCAGGATGAAAAGCAGGGCGCGCATGCTCAGCCTCCTCGGAGCACTACGGCCACCAGCGCCACCAGCAGGGCCGATGCCAAGGGGCGCAGTGGGCGCGTCTTGCTGCGGGCGTAGTAGGGGCCGTCTACCTGGATGGGGCAGCCGGTGTAAGCGCGGCGCTTGGGTTTGGGGGCCTCGATCACCATGAAGCGCCGGTCGTTCGTTCCCTCGGGCGGGAGGAAGTCCACCGCGCCCGATGTGAAGAAGATGGTGATGGGCCGCGCTGGAAAGTCAGCGGTGTGGAATGGCTTTGTGGGGGCCGGGAAGCGATCACCGGGGGCGGTGATCAGCTCCTTGATGTGGGCGCGGGCTGTCATCGCAGTGGCCCCACGGTGATGCTGCGGGCCTCTGGGTAGAGGGCGAAGGCGGCGTCCATGGCCTCCTGTGCGCTGTGGAAGATGTCGTCGTAGGGCTTGCGGCCCTGCACCTTGATGCGGAAGGTCAGCATGGGGATGCCTCCTTATGAGCGGCTTCGTGCTTGGGGGTGAAGACGGCGCGGCCTGCATCGGTGGGCTTCAGCTCGGCGTCGAGCAGGCCACGAGCTTCCAGGGCGCGGCGGGTGGCGGCGATCTTGAGCGGGCCACCGGCAAGGCCCTGGCCGATACGCTTGCCGTCAATAGCGTTGCGCAGCATGTTGCGCATGGCGGGGGAGAGGCGAGGCGGGCTCATGGCTTGGGCACCTCCACCAGATTGCCGAAGTTGTCAGGCACGTAGAAACGGAAATCGCTTGTCCATTCCTCGTGTCCCAGCACGGCCTTGCGTTTCTCGTAACCCATCCACACGTGGGCGCGACCTTCGGTCTTGGAGCGCCACACGACATGGCCTCTGCTGGAATACGAGTTGTCCTGCCCGTGCCAGCAAGCCTGCCGTGGATCTGGAGCGGCCAACAAAATCGCTTGCGGGTCTATCTCCACCCGCAGGTCGTTGGGCCACGGCTCGAACTTGAGCGTTGCTTCGTGCTGCTGGCGCAGTTCGTCAAGGTCGAGGCCGTTAGCCGTAGCGGCTTCCTCGGTCAGCAGTTCGTAGGTGCGGCTACCTGGCCCGATGAGCCACGCCAGGCGGGCATCGCGCTGCATCTGGCGCAGGATGTGGTGGACGGCGGCGCTCATGCTGCACCGCCCTTCTGGCGTGTCCGCTGGGCGCCAAAGCTGAAGTCAGTGACCGGATACTCAAGCAGGTACTGCCTAAACGCCTCGGCGCCGCCCTCGCAGTCGATCCAATGGTGGATCTCGCGGAAAAAGGCTGGTTGTGCCTCTTGGGATTCGGGCTCAATAACGAAGAACCGGCGCTGGGTGTCAACCAACTCCCACTGCACCGCTGAGCCAGACAAGAAAATGAAGTTCGCCTTGTTCTCTTCTTTCAGCGCGGGGTGGTATTTGCGGTTGATAGTGATCTCGGGCGATGTGATCCACGCCTTGATCTGCTCGCGTTTGGCGATAAGAGATCGGTGGCTGTGCTCCGCTTCGACTGCAACAAATCGGCGGTTTGACAGCCATTCATTGAAGACGCCATGTGCCTCTTCGGAACCCACGATGGCGCCGTGATCCTCGTAGATATCCACCATTACCTGGGCCAGCAAGCTCTTGCCAGACCCGGCGCCACCTTGGATGGCCACAGCGGCGGTGAGCTTGGTACCCGGTTGTTGCAGGGGGACTGCAAGCCAGCACAGAAGCCAGTGCATGTCGGCGTCGCACTGGGCGTCTGACTTCTCTGGCTGGCGCGTCAGGCGGCGCAGCAGCGCGAGCATTGGTTGTGCGGCTGTGTGCTTCATGCTGCACCGCCTTCCAGAGCCTTGCCGACATTCGCCTGCAGCAGCGCCAGCTCCAGCCGCGCCCGCACGCGGGGCGTGCAGAAGAAGTCCACGTCGTGCAGGGGCACGTGCTTGGTGCCCTCGCTGCCCCATTCGCACTCGAACAGGGCGGTGTCGTCGTCGGCGTCGCCCTGGGCGATCAGGTCGCTGGCTTCGGTGATGCCGTAGATGAGACCGCGATTACACCAGCCGATGGTGCTGATGTTCCAGGCCAGTGCCAGAAGTGCCTCGATGCGGGGGTGTGGAATCTCGCCGGTGGGGCAGTCGAAGAACACCCAGCGCTCTTGCAGGGGGCGGTCGCGCTCGGCCATGTCTCGGGGCAAGGAGACGATGGCGCGGTACAGGCGGCCGTGCGCTAGGTAGTGGGCGGGGTGGGGGTGGCTCCCGGGTAGCCGGGGCGCTGGGTTGGCTGGCGCTGCCGTTGGGCGGCAGGCCGTGCTTTGCAATGACATGAAACCTCCATCGCCCGGGGTGGGCGTGGAGGAATTCTACAATCGTAGATTGTTGACTGTCAACAATCGTAGAACGAGTGGAATCTATGTAGTTATTTGGGCTTCGTTTGTCCTTAGGGCGCCTACTCTGGGGACTGCACGCCGGTCACAACGCCATTTTCGACATAGACATATTGGGATTTGAATCCACCACGGTCGTACACCCACTGCTCGTGGCTACCGTAGCTCCCAACGCTGCGATTGATTTTCGTAGGTGCGCCCCATGATCGCCTCGCTTGCGCAGCGGTCATTCCGACCACAATCTTGCTGGTTGCAATTGCTGCATTAATTCGTGAGTCGCGCGGTGTGGTTGGGGGCACCTGATCGAGTTTTAGTGACTCAGCAGTTTTTGCGGTACTGGAGCAAGGAGCCTCTTGATAGGCTACTTTCCCATCAGCGCCGACGCATTTGTGGACGGCCCACGAGGAGCTGGAGTAGACCAGGAGGCATGCGGCCATCCAGCTTGCTTGGGATGCTTTCATGTCTCGCTACCCTCCTGAAATCTGGTTTGGAAATAGTAGATTTTGGCCGAAGGCCTACGGCTGAATGCGTCGGCTTTTACGTGCGTCGCTCTCTCTGGTTTTTACGATGCCTTGAATGAATGTATCTACGTTATTGATGTCTTCATTGCTGAGAAGGCGTTGAAAAACCTCTTGGCTTACCGTGAATGGCCAGTATGGAGGGCGGTGTAGTTCTTTCCGGATATCGTTCACGACGTGAGATTCGATGGGGTGTGCGCTTGCAGGCAAATCCATCGTCTGCCCCCACGTGACTTTTGCCTTTGCAACGGCAGTCCAGTCGGCTGATTCGTCCAGCAACTGCTCAAGGGTGAGTCCCAGGGCCTTTGCTAGGGCCGCTGCTTTTTCCGAACGTTTGCTGTCACGTACCTCGATTGCGCTGATGGTGCCGACGTCCACGCCGCTTTTCAACGAGAGGTCTTCTAGCTTCCAGCCATGAAACAGGCGGTAGCGTTTTACTTGTTTTCCTAAGGCCATGAAGAAGCCTAAACAACTGTAGATGCACGAGCAAATACGCTTGTAGACTTTTCGTCTTCTACAAGTGTAGAATTGTCGGCATGAACACACCGCATCGTGCCCAACCTCTCGATCAAGTGGCGTACGCGATTGAGATTGTGGGAGGCGCAGCCGCCCTTGCGCGGAGCCTCAATGTCACTACGCAAGCAGTTTGCTTCTGGAGGGATGGCAAGCGCCGACTTCCTGAGTCGCTTGGGGCGCGCATTGAGTCTGCGACTGGAGGGAGGGTTACGCGCCAAAGCCTGTGGCCGGACACCTGGAAGGAGGTCTGGCCGGAGTTGATTCCGGGCACTGATAAACACCCTCCAGCGCTTGACCAGAAAGCGCAGGCTGCTATTAAAAATGAAGTGGTGGAGGCTGCTCATGCGTAGCACCACCCGCCGCCACGCACTGTTGGCCTTGTTGAGCTTGCCGTTCACCCGCGTGAACGCAGAGCCGCAGTTCGTTTTCCTCTCCAGCGAGGTGCAGCCTGCGCTTCCGGCATGGCGCCCGACCGACTCATACCAAGCCTGGCGTTCGTCCAAACGGTTCGTGGTTGGCGGGCAGCTTGCGTCCCGCGAAGAGCTGCGCGCAGGGGCGCAGGCGCTCAAGCGCCGGATCGAGGCTTCGGACGCTGCTCTGTTACCCCAGCTTCCACCAACGTCTGGAGAAGCGAATTGAGCAAGTCGTCTCCCTTGCGGTCGGCGCTCTCCACGCAATCCATCATTTTCAGCAGAAAGACTTCCTGCTGGGCAGGCGGCAGGGTGGCCACCAGTGATTTCACGATGGCGCCCATGGCGTCCACCATGGTGTTGAGTGTTTTCGCGTTTGGTTCGATGTTCATCCCCAGCATTCTCAGCGAGGCCGCCCATGCATGAAGCCTTCACCCTCCAACTGCTTGAAATGGCCGAACGCTGGGCCGAAGCCGCTGGCACCACGCTGCGCCATCGCAAGTTTTTCGCGCCCACCGTGTTCACCGTGACCCGGCGCCCCGAGGAACGGGCGTTGCTGGCGGCGGCTGTCGAGCTGTACGACCTGGTCGGCGCTACGACTGAGGGCGTGATGATCTTGCGCTCCATGGGGCTGGAGCCTGACGCCGGCGCGCTGCTGGAGGGGCATGACCTGGAGGCGCGCTGGAATGAGTGGTGCGCCCAGCGCCTGAGCGGCAAGGATGACGGCTCAGCAGGGCAGGGGTGAGCGGCCATGGATAGCCACAAGCCAATCTTCGACGACGTGCGTGAGGTGGATCGTGCTTTCAGCCGTGTCAGCCTTGGCCCGGTGTTTTTGGACCCTGCGCCTGCTGCAGTTGTTTTATCCGCGCTTCTATTACGCCTGACCACTCCTCCCAGTGCTTCGGTTGCTGGAACTTCGGAGGCATCAGTGCCACTTGGTGATCCACCTCGGCTTCGTACTCCTCCAAAACAGAGGGGAGAGCCGCCAGAGGAACCCGATTCAGTATGGATTTCACCATCGCCCCGAGCGCCAACTGGCGGCTCATCGTCTGCCGAAATGTCTCTTGGAGGTCTGTGATGGCCTTGATGGTCTCTTGCTGGAATTTCTCGGGTTCGTGCATGTCCGCCCCCCTTGGCAGTGGTTGTGTCGAGGCTTCCATCGTATGCCAGGGGTGGGTGGGCACCCATCACGCGGGCGGAGGGCTGCGCCATGTCTGACGACCTTGAAGCCAAGTTCAACGCTTGGAGGGCCTCCAAGCGGTTCGTGATCGGAGCGGCGCCCTGTGTCAGCTGGCCGCAGCCACCGCAGCGCGGTGCATGTCCAGCAGGATGGTTTCTGTCGCTGTCTGGCCCTGCCGCTCTTCGTTCTTCGCCAGCCGTGCCAGGTCGTTGGCAAAGGCTGCTTGCTTGTCTGCTGGCAGTTGTCGCACGGTGGCGAACACCAGGGCGCCGAGGGCGTTGACGATGGCGTTCGCTGTTTCGGCTGTCAGCGGCAGGGTGTTGTCGTTGGCGTTGCTCATGTGTTCCTTCAATGGTTCCTGTTTTCGATTCGCGGGCGTTCGAGGCCCACGGGTCATTTTCCGCCACGTGGCCGCTTGCAGCGGTGGCCGTGCTTCCTCCCTTTGTGTTCCTTCCTCCCTCCTTGGGCGCACGGCTGGCGGGCTTTTTATTCATGGTGATTTCAGTGCATGGCTCCATGCACTGAAGTCTCTTTTTTTTGCCCAAAAAAAGCATTCCGAACGGTTCCGAATGATTCGGAACCGTTCGGAACGTTGCGGGCAGCACAGTCATGAGGTGAGCTGCTGTGAATGATCCTTTGCTATATGAAGATGAGCTGGACGCCGCTAAGGATGCGGTGAAGGCGTTGGGTGGCGCAAAGAAGGTCGGGCCGCTGATCTGGCCTGACAAGGCGCCGGAAACTGCTGCGCGCCATCTGCTCGATTGCTTGAACGGGTCGCGTGCCGAACGTCTGAGCCCTTCGCAGTTGCTGCTGCTGATGCGCCTGGCGCGCGAGGTGGGGTTTCATGGCCTGACGGCGTATCTGCTGCGTGAGGCGGGCTACGCGCCCCCGGTCCCCGTGGAGCCTCAGACAGAGGCGCAGGTGCTGGCCCGTCAGATGGAGGCCATGGTGGGGCAGTTCTCTGCGTTGACCCATCGCCTGGAGCGGTTGACCGGGGCAGGGCGCGGCTGATGGATAACTATCAGCAGGTGCTCTACCAGATGGCGCAGTTTGGCATCGAGCTGCGCGAAGGCCGAGACTTGCCGCTGAAGCTGGACACGCCCAAGAGCGTGACGTGCGGCAAGGGCGGTAAGGACTGGTACAAGCTTTATCTCTTCCGCCGCGACCCTGACAAGGGTGGTGGCACATACGTGACTGGCACGTTTGGCACCTACCGTCACGGCGGGGCCAGTCAGAAGGTGGATGTGGAGTGGGCGCCCCTGTCCCCCGAGGAGCGCGCGCGCCGGGCAGAGGAGCTGCGTGCGCAGCGCGCCCGGGCTGCGGTCGAGCGCAAAGCGGAGATTGCCAACGCGATGGCTGAGGCCATCGATGTGTGGCGCCGGGGCGTAAAGGATGGGCATTCGCCCTATCTGGAGCGCAAGGGTGTGACGGGCGAGGCCTGCCGCTACCTGGCCGAGCCCTTTGTGCTGCGCTGGCCGGGAGATCCTGGGGAAGATGACACGCGGGTGCACTTGCCCGAGGGCACGTTGCTGGTGCCGCTGCTGCGGTACGACTTGCCTCGTGAGGAAGCGCTGCGGGCGTTGCAGTTCATCCGCCCGGATGGGGCGAAGCTATACCAGCGGGGCATGGACAAGCCGGGGTGCTGCTTGCGCCTGGGCGATATCAGCGTGTCCGCCACCCCTTTGCTGTTTGTGGTGGAGGGCTATGCCACGGGTCTGACGGCGCGTGCGGCCATCGATGGCCAGTACCCGGTGTTCGTTGCCCTGGACGCGGGCAACCTGGCGCACGTGGTGCCGCTGTTGCGCAAGCTGTACCCGCACACCCGCATCCTGATCCTGGCCGACGACGATTGGCAAACGCGCGACCCTGTGTCGCACGATCTGACCAACCCTGGCCTCCATGCCGCCCGGGCTGTGGCCCGCAAGGTGGAGGGTTGTGATCTGGTTTGGCCCATCTTCAAGCTGGATACGCGGGACAAGAAGGACACCGACTTCAACGATCTGCAGGCGCGTGAGGGCCTGGATGCCGTGCGCAAGCAGCTGTCTGGCGTCGTCACGATGATGGCGAGGCGCTATGGCTGAAACAACGCCAGGCAGCGGACCACAGGGCGGGGCGGTAGAGCCCGCACCGACTGCAAGCGAAGCATTGCAGGCGCACGTTGCACCCGGCGCGCCAGCGCCGCACGATAGTTCTGTCGTTCGCGTGGACTTTGGCGCGGGCAAGGGGCAGGGCGGTGGTGCTGCGTCATCTGATGCTGAAAGCGGCCCCAGCTCGGCCCCGCCCCCCCTCCCCCAAAGTAGCGCAGCTGCGCGCATGTCGGGGGATGGGGGTGGTGACGCCGGGGAGCCTTCTGAGCCTCCAGCAGATGACGCCGCTGGCGACAAGCCGGTGCAGGGGCGCAAGAAAGAAAAGACCATCGACTGGGGTAAGTTCAATCACCTCGTCGAGCACTTTGTGCTGATCTACGGCACGGACACCGTGTGGGATGGCTCGGAGCGGCTGCAGATGAAGATCGCGAACATGGGCCACGCCCACGGCGCGGACATGGTGCGTATGTGGAAGTCCAGCGAGCGGCGGCGCACGGTGCGGCTGGATGACGTGGTGTTTGACCCCACGATGCAGTGCGACCCGGAAACGACGGTCAACCTGTACGACGGCATGGCCATGGTGCCCAAGGAGGGCAACGTGGACCCCATCCTTGATCTGGTGCGCTACCTGACCAGCCGGGCGGCCGAACACGATGCCGAGTGCGACGAGATCATGCACTGGCTGCTGTGCTGGCTGGCCTACCCGTTGCAGCACCCTGGCGCAAAGCTGCGCACGGCGGTGGTGATGCACGGGGATGAGGGCGCCGGTAAGAACTTCCTGTTCGACATCATGGTGGCGATCTATGGCAAGTATGGCGCCCTGGTCGGCCAGGACGAGCTGGAAGACAAGTTCAACGACTGGCGCAGCTGCAAGATGTTTGTGGTGGGGGATGAGGTGTCCAGCCGCGCTGAGCTGGTGCACAACAAGAACCGGCTGAAGGCGCTCATCACCAGCCCCACCGTGCAGATCAACCCGAAGAACCTGGCGCGTCGGGAAGAGAAGAACCAGATGAACATCGTGTTCCTCTCGAATGAGCTGCAGCCGCTGGCCCTGGACAACTCAGACCGGCGCTACCTGGTGGTGTACACGCCCCGGGCCAAAGACCCGGACTACTACCGCAAGCTGGGCCAGTGGCGGGACAACGGGGGCGCGGAGGCGTTCTATCACTTCCTGCTGACCTACCCCCTCGATGGCTTCCATCCCTACTCGCCCGCCCCCATGACGGCGGCCAAGGAGGCGCTGATCGAGATCAACCGCAAGAGCCCTGAGCAGTTCTGGGCGGAGTGGTCGGGTGGTGAGCTGGACTTGCCCTACCAGGCCTGCGCGGTGGATCAGGCGTATTCGGCATACCTGAAGTGGTGCCAGCGCACTGGCGACCGATACCCGTTCAAGCGCAATCAGTTCACGCCCACCTTAACCCGCTTTGCCGAAGGGCAGAGCAAGCCAGCCCGGATCAAGGCCATGAATGTCGCGCGCCCCGGTGAGGCAAAGAAGACCACGCGAATGCTGCTGGTCTGCGAGCCCGTGTTGCGGGCGCCTGATGCGGGGCCTGACGACTTGCTCATGACGGAAACCGAGTGGGCCACGGGCTCGGTCGTGAGCTTTGACAAGGCTCTCAAGAAGTACATCGGCTACGGGTCGGGCTCCCCCTCCCACGATGGCAGTGAGCCTGATGGAGGTGATGCATGAGCGCCCGCGCAGTTACACGGTTACGCAAGTGCGTAACGGCAAAACCTAGCACTGGCGCGGGGAGTTACGCGATTACGCGGTTACGCGCCTCCCGCACCTGTGCATGTGCGCAGGCATGCAGGCGGGCGCGTGTGTGCGTGCATGCATGTGTGTGCGTGTGCAGCGTAACCGCGTAATCGCGTAACTCGCTAGGCGTGGCGCGGGTTGTGGTGTTACGCGTGCGTGTAAGCGCGTAACTCGGTTTGTTCTTTTGAAGAAAGAAAAGGAAATGAAAGAGCTTGATGTGTTTGAGACCACGGGGGTGGATGTTGGCGCGGATCGTCTGTCGTCCGTGATCGAGGTGGTGGGGTCTCGGCGAGCGACACCGTTCTCGGTCAGTCGATTGGTCGTTGAGTCCACGCCTGGACGCCCGGACCAGCTCGGCCGGGTCTGGGTTGACCCTGTTTGGTCTGAGCCCACCCCCCCTGTAGGTACTCCCGGGGCCGTTCGCCATGGGGGTAATTCGACCCCCGCGCGGGCGCTAGTTGCTGGCGCTGGGAAAAGTCCGGGGTTTGGTCCGGTTTCGGGGGAATAGTCCGGTGGCGGTCCAACTTTTGAGCAAGGCGGCCTACGCGCGGCACCGTGGCTGCGATGAAAAGGCCGTGCGCAAGGCCATCGCCGAAGGGCGCATCAGCACCATCGACGGGAAGATCGACCCCGAGGTTGCGGATATCCAGTGGGCGAAGAACACTCGCGCCCGGGCCGATAGCAAGCGCACGGCAGGGAGCGGAGCCACTGATGCCGGTTCCCCCTTGCTTGAAGGCGAAGGGGCCGCCAGCGGCCCGAATTCCGCGCCCGGTGCGCCTGCCTCGAACGGATATGCCGACTACCGCGCGATGCGCGAAAAGGCCGACGCTGAAATGGCTGTGCGGGCAAACCTGAAAGACGCTGGCCTGCTGGTCGAACGCGCCCAGGTGCAGCGCGGCGCATTCGACGTGGTGCGCGCCTTCCGCGACTCTGTGATGGTCATCGGCCAGCGCGCAGCCCCCCGATGCATCGGACTTGCCGACTCCCGCGAGATCGAGCACGTGATCGTTGATGAAACCCGCAAGGCGCTGGAAGGCTTCGAGGCCCGCATGGCCGCGCTCTTGCCCAACAAGGAGACCACCTGATGAAAACCCCTCAATTCATCCTCGGCCTGGACGATGAGCAGCTGGTCGATGAGTTCGCCTGCGGCGGCGGAATGTCCGAGGCCATTGAGCAGGCCACCGGCCGCCATGTGGATATCGCCGTCAACCATGACGAAGACGCCTGCAGCATGCATGCGGCGAACCACCCCCAGACTGAACACCACTGGAAAGACGTGTTCGAGGTGTGCCCGCGCAAGGCCACGAAGGGGCGGGCCGTGGGCTTGCTGCACCTCTCGCCCGATTGCACCCACCACAGCCAGGCCAGGGGCGGCCAGCCGCGCAGTAAAAAGCTGCGAGGCCTTGCGTGGATCGCGCCTCGCTGGTGCGGCACGAAGCGCCCGCGCATCGTGACGCTTGAGAACGTGAAACAGATCCTGCAGTGGGGGCCGCTCATCGCCAAACGCTGCCCGAAAACCAAGCGCGTTGTGAAGATCGATGGCACCGTGGCCGCTGTGGGTGAACGCGTGCCCGTCCAGGAACAGCACCTGATACCCGACCCCAAGCGCGCGGGCAAGACCTGGCGCGCCTTCGTTCGCTCGCTGGAACGCCTGGGCTACGCTGTCGAGTGGCGCATCCTGTGCGCCGCCGACTACGGCGCCCCCACCACGCGCAGCCGCCTTTTTATGGTCGCGCGTTGCGACGGCGCCCCCATCGTCTGGCCCGAGCCGACCCACTTCAAGAACCCGGCCAAAGGCCAGAAGCGCTGGCGCTCTGCCGCTGAGTGCATCGACTGGAGCATCCCAGGCAAAAGCATCTTCGAGCGCGACAAGCCACTGGCCGACGCCACCCTTCGCCGAGTCGCGCACGGAATGAAGCGGTACGTCCTGGACAGCGCAGATCCGTTCATCGTGCAAATCGCCAACTGGTCGCGTGATGGTGTGACCAGCGCCCGCGATCCACTCTCCACAGTGACTGCCTGGCCGCGCGGCGGTTCGCATGCGGTGGTGGCCCCGGTGATGGTTCAGGCAGGCCACGGCCAAGGCACACCAGACGCACCGCGCTGGAGCTACGGCGCCAAGGATGTGCGCGACCCCGTGGGCACCGTCACCGCCAGCGGTGGCGGCCAGGCGCTGGCAGTGGGCACGCTGGTGCAGATGGGCTATGGCGAACGCGAAGGCCAGGCCCCGCGCGCCCTCGATGCGCGCCAGCCATTGGGCACGGTGGTAGGGGCTGGCAAGTTCGCCGCCGTCACAGCGTTTGTCGAGCAGGCCAACGGCGGCTTCAACGCTACCCTGGCCCGCGATGCGCGCGAGCCGCTGTCCACCAGCACTGCCACAGGCTCACAGCAGCGGCTTGTCACAGCCACCATGGTGGAGCCCACCCTCACGCCCGACCAGGAAGAGGGCGCCTTGCGCTGCGCAGCCTTCCTGATCCGGTACTACGGCCAGGGCGGGCAACTCGGCGACCTGCGCGAGCCCATGTCCACCAGTACCACCAAGGACCGCCTCGCGCTCGTCACGGTGTGGCTGCGCGGCACGCCCTACGTCATCGTAGATATCCAGCTGCGCATGCTCACCCCGCGCGAGCTGTACAGCGCCAACGGCTTCCCCAAGACCTACATCATCGACCGGGGCCACGACGGCCGCCTCTTCAGTAAGTCCACCCAGGTGCGGATGTGCGGCAACGCCGTGCCGCCTCCCTTGGGCAAGGCTGTGATCGAGGCGAACTGGAACAGCAAGGTTCCGATGAGGAAGGCTGCATGAACCTGGCAGACGGCTACGAACTCGTCGTTCGCGCCGCCATGGAGGCCGCGCGCCCCGACCCCGAGCTGCGCGTGGACGAATGGGCCGAGGAGTTCATGATCCTGCCCAAGAGCGGCCCCCAGCCTGGGCCGTTCCGCTTCGACCGCAGCTATCCAGCTCGGCGTGTGCACCAGGTGTTGTCGCCCAGCCACCCATGCAAACGCGTGGTGGCTAAGGTGGCCTCGCAGATGTTCAAGACGCAGACGGCCTTGAACTGGATCGGTGCACTGATGCACCGCAGGCCGCGCAACTTCCTGGCGCTGGAGCCCACCGACACGCTGGTCAAGCGTTTCTCGGCACGGGTCAGCACGATGATCCGCAACGTGCCCGAGGTCCGCGAGCGTGCTGCAGCGGCCAAGAGCCGTGACAGCCGCAACACTGTGCAGGCCAAGGACTTCCTCGGCGATGCCACCCTGTACATGAACACCGCAGGCTCGGCCGCTAACCTTGCAGAGGTCTCCGCGCCATACGTCTATGTGGATGAGATCGACCGGCTGGAGCTAAACGTTGATGACGAAGGCGACCCGGTGGAGCTGGCTGAGGCCCGCGCCACGCAGTACGCCAATGACTGCAAGTTTTTCTACACCAGCAGCCCCAGCGTGGAGGGCTTCAGCAAGATCGATGACCTGTTCAACATGGGCACCAAGGAGGAATATCACGTTCCCTGCCCAGACTGCGGGCACCTCCACCCCCTGGTGCTCGACAACTTCCGCTTCGAGCGAGATCCAGACACCGGCTACATGGACCGGGCGTGGTTTGTGTGCCCTGCGTGCTTCTTCGAGATCGACGAGCACTACAAGACCACGATGCTGCCTGATATCGGCGCGGGAGGAGAAGCGCGCTGGGTGGCTACGTCCACTGGTGACGGTGAAACAATCAGCTTCACCCTTTCGGCGTTTTACATGCCCATCGGGGCCATCACCTGGCTGTCGCTGGCTCGTCAATACGCACGGGCCAAAGACCGCCTCGCGCGCGGCGATCACGAAGGCATGCAGGTGTTCTACAACACCCGCCTGGGCCTGAGCTACCGCAACTCCGAGGCCAACACCACCGCCAAGCAACTGCAGGACCGGGCAGAAGCCAACCCGCCCCGCGTCATTCCTGACCAGGCCCTGGTGGTCACCATGTCCACCGATACCCAAGACACCCGGCTGGAAGTCCAGCTCGAAGCCTGGGGGCCTGGCATGGAGCACTGGGTTCTCGACTACATCGTGCTGCCCGGCCTGCCGTCCGACTCGCCCGAAGACCCCAAGAGCGTTTGGGCGCGGCTGGATGAAATCCGCCGCACCCCTTTGCTGCATGCCAGCGGGCGCGCCATCATGATCAGCGCCGACAGCATCGACGCGGCAGGTCACCACACGCAGGATGTGTACAACTACGGCGCGGCCCGCGCGCACCTGGGCTGCACCGTGCTGGGTGGCTCGCCTCGGCCCAACCGGCCCATCATCAGCAACTCGCCCAGCAAAGTGGATATCGACTGGGGCGGCACCAAGCGCCCTGGCGGTGTAGAGCGCTGGATGGTGGGCACCGACGTTGCCAAGGACTACCTTTTCAACCGCTTCCACCTGCTCGAAGGGCCGGGAGCCATGCACTTCCACGACAAGCTACCCGCAGAGTGGTTTGAAGGCCTGGTGGTGGAGCAGCCGCGCACCCGGTACGTCAAGGGGCGTGCTGTGCGGGAGTGGATCAAGCCCAACGGCGCGCGCAATGAGCCGCTTGACCTATCCGTCTACAACCTCGCTACGGCCTACCGCCTGGGCCTGCACAAGTGGTCCGCGCTCGACTGGCAGCGGCTGCGCGACAAGCTCATCCCGCCCACTGGTGACCTGTTCGCGCCATCTGTCGCGCCAGCACCGCCGCCGCCAGCGCCCGTCGTGACCGTCGCCGCCACCGTACAGACGTCTGTACGGTCCCCGGATGTGCCCCAGCAACCGACTCACGCACCGGCCTCCAGCCCTGCGCCAGCACCCACACCCACCATCAACCACGCCCCACCAGCGGGCCGCCGCATTCTTTCAAGGGGGATTTCATGACCGAAAACAACCACTACGACACCGAAGCCATGCGCCTGGCCGCCCCCGCGCCGCTGCAACACGGCCCCGAGGCACCGCCAGAGCTGAGCGAGGAACAGCGCGACCTCGATGACCTGTGCGAGCGCTGGGTCAACTGGAAGGCATCGCGCCGCCTGTTCGGGCCACCGCCCACCATGGGCAGCGTGCTCGGCCAGCTCAGCGGCACCCGCACTCGCCCACTCAAGCAGGGCGGGCCAGACGCAATCTGCAGTGCGGAGCTTGCGGCATTGCATGTGGCCTACACCTGCCAGCCCGATGCACTCGACAAGCGCGTGTTCGACCTGTACTACATCCACCGGGTGGCCCCCATCAAGGCGGCGGCCTCAGCGCTGGGCATTGGGCGCCAGCACTTCTACGCCGTGCTGGGAGACTTCCGCAAGCGCATTCACATGGCATCGAAGCACATCCTGGCGGAAGAAGAGGGGCGCCTGTCCAACATGCAGCACGCGCGGGCGGCGCGTAGCGCATTGGAGGAATGATCGTCAAGCGCTTTTTTGTCGCCTGTGGAGGCGACACTTTAGCGCTCGACTGCACCCGACAAAATGGCCCAAAATTCACCCTAAATCAGGTAAGTCTCAAAAGTCCGTAAACACTTTTGGAGGCCGTCATGTAAGCCTCAACCTACCGCCCCAACACCCCACCGCAGCAAGCGCAAGTGGTATCGCCCCCGGTCTCCGCAAGGAGCCGGGGGTTTTGTTTTGGAGTTTCAAAAGCCCATGTTGACCATCCGCCGCAGCGGCCCCACGCTCACCGAAATGGCCGCCCAGGTGCGCAGCGTGCCCGGTCGCATGGTGCCCTACGCAGCCGCCACGGCGCTCACGCGCTGCGCCCAGTACGCGCAGCGCACCGAGCTGCCCGCCGAGATGCGCCGGGTGTTCTCCAGTCCTGTGGCCTACACCCTCAACTCGCTGCGCATTGAGCCTGCGACCAAAGACACATTGAGTGCCCGGGTGATGGTCAAGGACACAGGCACCGGCAGTGGTGTGGCGCAAGAAAAGTTCCTGCAGCCCGAAGTTGAAGGCGGCGTACGCGGTCACAAGCGCATGGAAAACGCCATGCGCTACTTGGGTGTGATGGGTGCAGCGCAATACGCCATGCCCGGCGCTGGGCTTTCGCTCGATGCCAACGGCAATGTCAAGGGCGCCGAGGTTCGCACCATCCTCAGCGCACTCAAGAACATCCGTGGCGGCGTCGGCGCCAAGGGCCAGAAGGCAGGGCGTGGCCGCAAGCTCGCCAACGACATGTTCGTCGGCAAGCCCAACGGCGGCAACCGTCCTGACGGCATCTGGCGCCGTGAGGGCCAGCGCATCCGCGCCCTGTTCATCTTCACCACAGATGCCCCCGACTACAGCCGCCGCCTCGACTTCTCGGGCGTGGTGCAACGCGTGGCGCTGGAGCGCTTCCGTCCCGAGTTTGAAAAGGCTGTGGCAGCAATGCAGTCGCGTGGAGGTGCCTGGGCATGAGCGCACTCACCATCGAACAGTGGCGCGAGCGCCTGGCGGGCTACATCGCCTCCGAGAAGCGCATCCTGGGTTCGCAGGAATACACCGTGGGGCAGGGCGGCACAGCCCGCCGCAACCGCCGCGCCGACCTGGAGGCAGTGCAGGCTGGCATTCGTGAATGCAAAGACGAAATCGCCAAGCTCGAAACGGCTTCCGCCCCACAAACCCGGCGCGTGTTCCGCCTGCGCCCCTTCTAAGCCATGAAAGCCAACCCCATTGACCGCGCCATCGCAGCGGTAGCGCCAGCCTGGGCGGTCAAACGCGTGCAGGCCCGCGTGCAGCTCGCAGCGGTAACGGCATTGCCAGACCCCACCGTTGTGCAAGCATCCGACGACAGCACGGGCGGTAATTCCCCCGGCTTTGTGCGCCGCTTCTGGAACGCGGTGGCCCGCGATGCCCGCAGTGACACCCTGCGCAAGCTGCCCACCCAGCGCGCCCAGTCGCGCGAACTGGCCCGCACATCGCCCATTGCGGCTGGTGCCATTAACACCAACATCGACCGCGTGGTGGGCACCGGCCTGGCGCTGAGCAGCCAGCCCGCGCTGCAGGTGCTGGGCTGGACGCCCGAGCAGGCCATCGAGTGGAAGGCACTGGTGCAGCGCGAGTTCAGTCTCTGGGCCGACAGCACCGACTGCGATATCGAGCAGCAGCTCAACTTCTACCAGCTCCAGGCCCTGGTGCTGCGCTCCACGCTGGAGAGCGGTGATTGCTTCACCCTGCTGCCCGATGGCGACCGCACCGCCACCCAGCCCTATGCCCTGCGCTTGCAAGTGCTGGAGGCCGATCGCGTGGGCAATCCGCTCGGGCAGATGGACACGGCCACCTTGGCGGGCGGCGTCAAGCTCACGCCCAGCGGCGCCCCGCTGGAATACCACCTTTACAACCAGCATCCCGGCAGCTACCTGCCAGTAGCTGGCAGCAGCATCTTTGCGGGTCAGTGGGTGGCACGCCTGGGCCGCAGCGGGCGCCGCCGCATCCTCCACCACTTCCGCAAGCTGCGCCCCGGCATGCCGCGTGGTGTGCCCTACCTGGCTCCCATCATCGACTGCATCAAGCAGATCTCGCGCTACACCGACGCCGAGATCATGGCCGCAGTCATCACGGCCTATCTCACCGTCTTCATCGAAACACCCACGGGCAATGCCGCCCCGGTGTTCGACGGCCAGGCCGCTGTGTCGCAACAGCAGGACGTTGGCCTTGGCATGGGCAGCGTGGTGGGCCTTGCACCGGGCGAGAAGGCCACCATGGTCAACCCCGGCCGCCCCAACCCCAACTTTGGCCCCTTCATCGACTCGGTGATCAAGCAGATGGGCATTGCCTTGGGCCTGCCTTACGAGCTTCTGGTCAAGCAGTTCAACGCCAGCTACAGCGCCAGCAAGGCAGCGTTGCTGGATGCCTGGGTTTACTTCCGTGGCGTGCGCTACTGGCTCTCGCAGAGCTTCTGCCAACCCGTGTTTGAAACCTGGATGGCCGAGGCCGTGGCCATCGGCCGCGTGCCAGCCCTGGGCTTCTTCAACGACCCCATCCTGCGCTGGGCCTACACCCGCGCCGCGTGGCCTGGCGACAGCATGGGCAGCATCAACCCCAAGGACGAAGTAGCCGCCTACGTGGCCGCCATCGAGGCCCGCTTGATGACCCGCGAGCGTGCCGAGTGGGAGCTGTTCGGCAGCGACTGGAACGACACCTATGTGCAAAAGCTGATGGAGCACGAACGCCTGAACAAGGACGGCATGGCTCCAACGCCAAAGGCCGGGGCTGCAGCACCCCAGCCCACGCCCAAGCCAGAAGGCAAGCCCGCGCCTGACGCACCACCCACCAACGAAGACGACGCCCAATGAGCAGCAGCGATTTCACTCCCCTGGTCGAAACCCACCACCGCCGCCGCGTGGCCTTCGACCCCACCATCAACCTCGGCCACGTGCTGACCTTCGTCGGCTTTCTCATCACAGGCTTCTCGGCCTACAGCGCACTCGACAAGCGCGTGACGCTCATCGAATCGCAGTCTGCAACGGTGGTCGAGCGCACGCGCGAGCAGGACGTGCGCCTCAAAGACACCCTGGCCGAGATCAAGGGCGACGTAAAAGAGCTGCAGCGCTCGGTGAACGACGTCAGCCGCAACCTCAGCAGCACGCCCACGGCGCCTGCACGGAAGTAGCACCATGACTTTGCGAGACCTCATCCTCGGTGCCTGGGCCATCGAGCCCGACATGCTGCGCGAGCTGCAGGGCATTTATGCCACCCACCTGCGCGGCGACAAGATCGACATTGACGCCATCGAAGCCCGCATGGGTCGCCCGCTGGTGCATGAGCAGCAAGACTACAGCCTGGAGCCGGGTGGTGTGGCCCTGCTGCGCCTGTCGGGCGTCATGTCGCCAAAGGCCAATCTGTTCATGCGCGTCAGTGGCGGCATCAGCACTCAACTTGCCAGCCAACAGCTTGAAAGCGCTGCCGCAGATCCCCGCGTGCGGGGCATCGTGGTGGCACTCGACACACCGGGCGGCAACGTCATTGGCGTGCCCGAGCTTGGCGATACCGTGCGCTACGCCGCAGGGGTCAAGCCTCTGGTGGTGCATGTTGATAACCAGATGCACAGCGCGGGCTACTGGGTCGGTAGTGCAGCTAATGCCATCTACATCAGCGGCCCGGTGGTCACCGTTGGCAACATCGGCGTGGTGGTGGACCGGGAGTATGACCCGCAAGCCCGTACGCGCACCGAGAGCATCACGGCAGGCAAATACAAGCGCCTGACCAACGCATCCGAGCCGCTGTCTGCCGAAGCCCGCGCCGTAGTGCAGGCCGACGTGGACTATGTGTACACGCTGTTTGTCGATGCCGTCGCCGCCAACCGTGGCGTCACGGCAGATCAAGTCCTGGAACACATGGCTGATGGCCGTGTGTTTCGCGGTCAGAAGGCGCTTGACGCCGGGCTCGTGGACGGTGTTTCCACGCTCGACGACTTGCTGCAAGCCATGGCCGCAGACCCCGCCCAGTTTGCAACGCGCCGCAAGGCCGTGTTCAAAGCTGAGGCGGCCCTTCCGTCCCCAAGCGCCGGTGCTGCGCCCAAAGACACAACCTCAACCCGTGAAAAGGAACCCACCATGCCCGGTGAAAACCAAGCTCCCATCACGCGTGCGTCTTTCGAGCAGGACCACGCCCCACTGTTCGCCCAACTGCGCGGCGAATTCACCACCCTCGGCGCCACGCAAGAGCGCGAGCGCATCCAGACCGTCTTGGCCGTAGGTGACAACCTGCCCGGCCACGAGAAGCTGCTCAACACCCTTGCTTTCGACGGCAAGACCACGGCACCCGAAGCGTCCATGGCCGTTCTGAAGGCCGAAGGCGACCAGCGTGCCGCAGCTATCAAGGCTCACGCGGACGATGCCCCGCCAGCAGCCACGGGCAGCGCAGCGCCCTCCGACACGGTCACCAAGACCAAGGCCGAGCAAGCGCAAGAAGCCAAGACCTACGCCAAAGAAAAAGGCGTGGACTTTGTCACGGCCCTCAAGGAACTCGGCTTCGCGTCGTAACGCGCAGTCACTCCCAAACCCCTCAACTCTTGGAGAACGCAATGTCTTCTGGAAACTTTTCCCTGCTCACACAGACCGTAGCGGCGGCTGGCGCATTGGCGGCGTGCCGCTTCATCACCCAAGCCGGGGCCTATCCCGCCGCTGGCGCTGCCGCATTCGGCGTCACGCGGACCAGCGCAGCGGCAGCTGGTGACCTGGTGCCCACCGATGTACTGGGCACTTCCATCGCGGAGACCGGAGCCGCAATCACAAAGGACACGCCGTTGATGGTGGACGCCACCGGCCGCGTGGTTCCCCTCACCGTGGGCAGCAAGTCGCCGGTTGCCAAGTCGATGGAGGCTGCTGCAGGTGCTGGCGTCTTCATCGAAGTGCTGCTGGTGCCCAGCGCAGGCCTCGTGACGCCAGCCTCCTGATCGCAGAGCGACCAGGCCACCTTTCACAACTCCACAGGAGAAATCCATGAACCAACAAAACCTCTCCCAGACCCGGGTGATCGATCCGATCCTCACCGAAGTAGCGCGCGGCTACGGCGCTCCCAACGCGCGCATTGCCAACATTCTGTTTCCCATCGTTTCGGTGGGTGCCCGCGCTGGCACGATTCTCTCGTTTGGACCTGACAGCTTCCGTCTGGTCAACACGGCCCGCGCGCCTGGGGCAAACACCAAGCGCATCAAGCTCGGTTACGACTCGGGGAAGTATGCGCTGGTGGACCACCGCCTGGAAGGCGAAGTGCCCATTGAGCACGAAGAAGAGGCCGATGCAGTCCCCGGCATTGACCTGGGCAGCATGGCAGTAAACACTGTCCAGGACGTGATGGGCAACGAGCGCGAAAAGCTCGCTGCCGACCTGGCGCTGAACCCTGCGAACTACGCGCCCTCCAACAAGACCTCCCTCTCTGGCACCAGCAAGTGGAGCGACCCCGCCAGCGATCCAATCTCGGACATCAACGATGCCAAGGAAGTGGTTCGCAGCAAGATCGGCAAGAAGCCCAATGTTCTGGAAGTCGGTCCACGGGTGCTGATTGCGCTGCGGAACCATCCCAAGATCCTTGACCGCATCAGCACCACGGTCGATCGCGTCCCTGCGACGATTGAGCAACTCCAGCGCCTGCTGGAGATTCAAACAATCGTGGAAGGCGAAGCCACCTATCACGACGGCACGGAGTTCAAGGATATGTGGGGCCTTGATGCCTTGCTGGCCTACACAACCCCCGCCAGCATGCAGCGTCGTGGTTCGCCAAACTTTGGCTACACCTACCAGCTGAAGGACCGCCCGATTGTCGAAGAGCCCTACTTCGAGAAGAACCCGCAGACCTGGTACTACCCCGTCTCGGACGCGTACCAGCCAGTCCTGGTGGGCGCAACTGCTGGCTTCCTGTTCACTGGAGCTGCCGCTCCGGCTGCGTGATCATGGCCCGATACACCGCACTCACCCCCATCAAACACGATGGGAAGAAGTACGCTGTCGGCGCCTCCATCGACCTGACCAGGGCCGAGGCCGAGGCGCTGCCCGATGGGACCGTGGAGCAGCCGCGTGCCGACGACTCCGCCGCTCGCAAGGCGGCCGAGAAGGCGGAAGCCGAGCGCAAGCGCCGCGCCGATGCCGAGGCCGCGCAGAAGGCCGAAGCCGAGCGCCTGGCTGCTGAGCAGGCCGAAGCCGCCCGCTTGGCCCAGGAAGAAGCCGATGCCGCCGAGAAGGCCGAAGCTGAACGCCTGGCTGCTGAGCAGGCAGAGGCCGCCCGCCTGGCCGCCGAGAAGGCGGCAGCAGGCAACGGCGGCGCGCAGGGCTGACCACTGCCATGCTCGACCTCGAAGAAGACATGGCCGCCGTGTTCTACGGTCCCGACTTCGCCACCACCTTCACGCGCCAGCGGCCCCTGGTCGCTGACGTGGATGTGGTGCTGATCTTTGGGGTGGTCGATGAAGAGGCCCTGGATGGCCGCGCCATGGCCGCCACGCGCAAGGTGCAGATGCCTGCCACGCAGGACGTCCGCGCCGATGACGTGCTGGTGGCCAAGGAGGCCATCCCACTACTCGGCATCGCCGTAGGCGCCCGGTTCCGCGTGCTGGACAACCCCCAGCGCGTGAACGACGGTGCGGAGATGGAGGCGCTGCTTGGCAGCGTGTCGGCATGAGCACCCTCACGCCCGACAAGCTGCCGCAGGGCGCCCCCTTCGCCATCGGCGCCGCCATCGTTGCAGCGTTGCGTGCTGAACCCGCCCTGACCGGCGCCACGGTGCTGGACAACCCCAAGCGCGCCAGCGACCTGCATACCGGTGATCGCATCGTTTTTTTCGAGGACCAGGCAGACGATCCCATTGCCCAGCCCGGACAGTCGCAAAAGCGCACCTACGGCTTCACGGTGGGGGTCATCAACCGCACCCAGACTGACAGGCTTGGCGCCCACACCGACTATCGCGCGGCCAAGCGAGCTATTCGCAACTGCATGCCAGAGATCATCAAGCTGGTGCAGATCGAGGGCCGTGGCCTCGTAGAGGGTGCTGTGCGCTACCGCCTTGAAAACATCGACGTGGGAGGCGGGCTGGTGCTCGGCCTGTTCACGCTCGATTACCGCGATCCGGGCTGACCAGCCCGAGTCGAATCAACCCATCCGAAGCCCGCCACTGTGCGGGCTTCTTCGTTTTGAAGGAAACGATCATGACGACAACCGCACGCGCAATCCTGGCCGGTGGCCTGGTCTCTCTCAGCATCTGGGACACCGTTGCCCTCGCTTATGGCGGCTTCGGCTCCCCCCTCGACGCTGACAAGTTCGAGATCAAGCCCAACTTTGAAGAAAAGGTCAGCGAGTCCCGCTCCCACCTGGACTACGGCCAGGCCCGCGCCAGCGTGGTGTTGCCCAAGCCCACGGAAATCACCATCGAATTTTCGGCCGCCAGCGTTGAAGCGTTGGGCATGCAGTTCCAGGGCCTGATCCAGGCGCTCACCCAGTCCAGCGGAAACCAGCCTGCTGCTGACTTCACTTTGACCAAGGTCGGCGTGTGGTTGCCTCTGGGCAAGCGCAACATCAGCAGTACCGGGTTTGTTGTGACCGATGCGACTGCTGCTACCACTTACGACTTGGGCACTCACTACGAAGTCAACTGGCTGCGGGGCGAGATCATGTTCATCGCAGGCGCATCTGGCGGCCCTGACAAAGACGACGTGCTCAAGCTCGCAATGACTTGGGGCGCTGTGGACGGTAAGAAGATCCTGGGCGGCCGAGTTACCCAGGTGCGCTGCCAGGCCCGCCTCGACGGTAAGAACCTGGTGGACCACTCCCCCATCGAAGTGGACGTCTGGGAGTGCGTGCTGGGCTCCAACAACGGCTTCGACTTCCTGGGCTCCGACTACTCTGCCATCACCCTGAGCGGGAAGATCGTCACGCCCGCAGGCAAGACCGAGGGCTACGAAGTGCGCTTCCCCGGCGCCGCCACCTGATCTTGATCAGCGCGTAGGGCGCCGTACAGACGTCTGTACTGCGCCCATCAGCACCAGCACGGGCCATCCCACCACCACGGTGGCGATGGCCCCGCCACCCAGCGCCATCAGGCGCTCCGAATCCACCAGCAGGCCCAGCAGGGCCAGCGGGATGCCTGCGCACACCAGTGCGATGCACCAGACCAAACCTTTCATCTCCGTACCTCCAAAATGGCAGACCCCAAGATCAAATACGACATCGAAGCCGCCGTCAAGGGCGAAGCCGATGCCGAGGCGCTTGCCAAGACGCTGCGCGGGGTGGGTGATGTGCTGGAGGGCGACCTGCAGCAAAGCGCTCTAGCCGCAGCGCAGGCCCTGGAGGCGCTGGGCTCCAAGCAGCGGGCTATCGAAAACTTCGGCCAGCTCAAGCGCGAAACCACCGACCTGGAGGGCGCTCTCCAAAAGGCAACCGCCCAGGTGGACCGCCTGGGCAACGAACTGCCCCAGGCCACTGCAAACACCCAGCAGCTCAGCGCGGCCGAGCGCGCAGCAGCCACCGCCCTGGAACAGGCGCGCTCCAGCCTGCAGAGCAAGCGCGACACCCTCAAGGCTGTACGCGAAGAAACGCAGGGCGCAGCCCGGCGCACCGATGAATACAAGGCCACGGTGGCGGGCCTCAAGGAAGGCATCAAAACCGCCACGGCAGAGGTCAGAGACCAGCAGCAGGCCCTGCGCGGCACCGCACAGGCCACCGCCCAGGCGCAGAACGCCGAGGCCGCCCTGCGCAAGGAATACGACCTCGCCATCGGCTCCTCGGTCAGGCTCAGCACCGAGCTGGGCAACAAGCGCCGCGCCCTGTCCGAAACCCGCGAAATCATGCAGGCGGTGGGCATCAGCACCGCCAACCTGGCGCAGTCAGAGGCATCGCTCAAGGCCGCAGTCGCCCAGGTGCGGCAAGAAGTCGCAGCCCTCGCCCCCGCCTACCAGCAGGCCGCCGCCGCATCCAGCCAGTCCACCCAGGTGCAGGCGCAAAACCAGCGCACCTTGCGGGAGGGCATGACGTCCATCAGTACGCAGCTGCAGCGCATCCAGAACATCGCCACCGTGGCGTTGGGCGGCAGCTACGTGGGCGGCCTGGCAAAAAGCGTGGCCGACACCGCCGACCAGTTCCGCAACCTCGAAGCCCGCGTCAAGCTGGCAACGGGCGAAGGCCCCCTGTTCCAGGCCGCTTTCGCTGGCGTCACGCAGGTCGCCCTGCGCACCAACTCAGCGCTGGACGAAACCGGCACCCTGTTTACCCGCCTGGCAAAGGCGGGGACAGAAGCCGGGCAAAACGCCCAGGAAGCGCAGCGCAACGCGCTGGGCCTCACCGAGACCATCAACCAGGCCATCCAGCTTTCGGGTGGCTCTGCAGATGCAGCCAAGGCCGCCATCACCCAGCTCATCCAGGGCCTGCAGTCGGGCGTGCTGCGGGGTGAAGAATTCAACTCGGTCATGGAGCAGGCGCCCCGCCTGGCCCAGGCGCTTGCCAACGGCCTGGGGGTCACCACGGGCGAGCTGCGCAAGATGGCAGAGCAGGGCGCGCTCACCTCTGACGTGGTGATGAAGTCCCTCAAGGGCCAGGCCGATGTGGTGGCCGCCGAGTTCGGCAAGCTGCCCCCCACCGTGGGCCGCGCCCTGCAGAACCTCAGCACGCAGTGGACGCTGTACGTGGGCGAGTCCGACAAGGGCCTGATCTCCAGCGCCAATGCCGCCAAGGTCATCGACGCCCTGGCGAAGAACCTCGACACCGTTGTCAGCACCCTCACGGCGGCGGGCAAAGCCTGGGCCGCCATCAAGATCGCCGGGCTGGTGGCCGACTTCGCCCGCTGGGCCACGCAGATGCTCACGGCCACCACGGCGCTGGAGGCCAACACCGCCGCCGCCGTGCGCAACACCGCCGCACAGCAGGCCAACAGCGCCGCCCAGCTGCAGGGCGCAGCGGCCCAGACAGCCAACACCACGGCCACCAACGTCAACACCGCAGCCCGCGCGGCCAACGCCAAGGCCTGGGGCGAGATGGGCGCCTTCACCCGCGCCGCTGGTGCGGCCCAGGATGCGGCCACCGCAGCCACTGCCCGCAACACTGCCGCACTTGCGGCCAACGCCACCGCAGCATCGGGCGCCGGGGTGGTATGGCGCGGCGCCTCTGCACTCATCGGGCCGTGGGGCATTGCGCTGGCGGCCCTTACACCCGAGATCCTGGGCCTCACCCGAAGCCTGGGCGAGCAGATCGCCGTGTGGGCTGGCTGGGGCAAGGTGCTGGAGGAAAACGAGCGCAAGCTCAAGCAGATGGACGAGGCCATGAAGGCCCGGGCCGAGGCCATTGCTCGGCAGAACGCACTGTATGAGGAGGCGCGCAGCCGGTCATTCGACTTGACCAAGCAGTCCATTGCCCTCACTGCGGAATTTGACAAGCTGACCAAGGCTGGGGAGTCATCTGCTGAAGCCATTGCCAAGATCGGCAAGGACTTCAACGCCTCCAACTCCGAGGGCATCCGCGCGATGTCGTCGGCTCTGGACAAGCTGCTGGCCGATGGAAAGATCACCGCCTCTGAGTTTCAGGCGGCATGGGCAAAGGCACTGGAAGGCCAGGATCTGGCTGCATTCGAAGTGCGTGCGCGAAACGCATTTGCAGCAGTCGGGCAAGAGGCGGAGAAGCTGCGGATTCAGATTGACCAGGCCATCAAGAATGGGGCCTCTGACGAGGTTGTCAAAGCTCTGCAGCAGCGCCTGGAAGGGGCGCTATCCGCAGCAAGAAGGGAAGGCGAGCGCGTTGCCACGATGCTCGACCAGGTGGTCCGTTCGGCGGTCCAACGTACCGGCCTCGACTTCGACAACCTGGCGGGCAAGATCGGCGCAACCTCCCGCAGCGCCATCAACGACCTCGACGCCATCATCGGTGGGCTTGACCGGCTGAAGACGCAGGGCGTGGATACGGGCCGCGTGTTGGAGGCCAGCCTCACCAAGGCCATCGACACCGCAGACGGCCAGAAGGCCATCGATGAAGTGCGCTCGCGCATCGAGCAGCTGCGCAAGCAGCTGGGCGACAAGGTGGCAGACGGCCTGCTCGACCAGGCGCGCCAGAAAGCCGAGGAGCTGGGTGATGCCTTGGACAAGGCCAAGCCCGGCATCAACAGCCTGCGCGAGGCCATGCAGCAGCTGGGCATCACGTCTGACGAAACCCTCAAGAACACCGCCGCCAAGGCCAAGGAGGCATACGACACCATCGTCAGCAGCGGCAAGGCCAGCACCCGCGAGCTGTCTGAAGGTTTCGCCAAGGCCGCCGAAGCCGCCATTGCAGCCAACAAGGGCATCGCGCCCACGTGGGTCGAGGCCGGGGCTGCAGCACGCGGCTACACGCTGGAGGTGGACGCCGCAGGCAAGACCACCGTGCGCTCCATGGCCGATGCCAAGAGCGCAGTGGCGGGCGTGGGCGCCGCCGTGCGCGATGTGTCTGCCGACCTCAAGAAGATGGGCATCGACATCACGCAGGCCAGCGAACAGGTCAAGGCCCTGGCCGCCAGCGGCCAGATGCTGGCGGCTGGCTTCCAGTTCCGCCAGGACCAGCGCAACGCCGCCATCGACAAGTCCAAGTTCATGAACCAGGGGACCATCAGCTCGCAAGACCTGGTGCCCACCTTCAACACCCTGGCCGAAGCCGAAGCCTGGAAGAAGACCTGGCTGGAGCAGTACCACAAGGACAACGCCAACGTGTTCCGCCAGGGCGGCCAGCTCGGGTCGTTCATGAAAGACCTCACGCTGTTCGAGTTCGACGCAGAGCTGCGGTCCGTCAAGATGCGCAAGGCCATGCAGGACGCAAACAAGAAGGCCGAGGAAGAGGCCAAGCCCGGGGGCGGTACAGGCGGCGGTACAGGCGGCGGCACCGGGGGCGGAACGGGTGGGGGCACGGGCGGTGGCACGGGTGGCCCGCGCATTGACCGCATCGTCAATGTCTACATCGGCAACAGCCGCGCCTACCCCGTGCCCACCAACCTCAGCGGCGAGCACAGCATCCAAGACATCGCGCGTGAGGTGCTGCGCCTCATCGAGCAAGACAAGCGCTCTGCGGGCCTGTAACCACCATGACCATCACCCTCACCAAAGACGGCATTGCGCTGGAGCTGCCGCAAGACCTCATCTGGTCCGACGAACTCACCTGGTCTGCCGTGGCGCAGTCAAAGGAGCGCGGCATCTGGGGCACGTTGATTGTTGACGCCATGGCCCGCAACGGCGGCCGGCCCATCACCCTCACGGGCGACGGCAACAGCGCATGGATCACGCGCGGCGCACTGCTCACCCTCAAAGCCTGGGCGGCTGTTCCCGGCCAGCGCTTCACCCTGCAGCTGCTCGGGCAGACCTTCACCGTGATCTTTGACCACGGCACCGAAGAAGAGACCCGCGCCATGGGCATGGTGGCCGTCGTTGACTACAGCGACCCCGAAGAGACTGACTACCACTGCAGCCTCACGCTGCGTTTGCGTCCCGCGTGATGGACGACGTGCCCGAGGGCGGCGGCGGCCCCACCGGCACCGTCATCCCCTACGGCGGCAGCAACCACATCTTCCGCGACATCACCGAGGCCGACCGGGCCGGTGGCAACGTGTCCATCATGCAGGTGCATGCGGCGGTGATGACAAACAACGCAGAGCCCTACATGGGCGCGAACTTCATCCTGTCCATGCCGCCTACCGACCCCAACGTGTCGGTCACGCTGGCGAAGTGCAACCTGTTCGCCCGGCGCACCGAGATCGCAGCGGCCATTGCCAACTACCTGATCAAGGCGTCCGAGTGGTCGGGCTACCTGCTGGAGAACCATGTCCTGGGCCAGAAGAACATCCAGCTCTTCCACCGCCCGGGCACGGCCACGCCGCCCATCGGCCGCACCCTGGTGCTGATCTACAACGAAGGCCTGCCCGACGAGCGCGCGCAGTACATCCGCGTCACGCGGGTCACCACCGAGACCCGCACGTTCACCTACAACGCCAACGGCAGCTTCGTGGACTTCCTGGGCTCGGTCACCCAGCTCGACCTGTCCGACAGCCTGCGCTTTGACTTCCCCGGGAGCCCGCCCGACCGGGGCTTTGGGCGCGACCCCAACAAGACCATGATCCGCGACACCTCGGTGGCGGATGCTGCGGAATACTACGGCGCGGCCCCCACAGTGCTGGCCGCCGTCATCGGTGATTCGGTGGTGAAGGTGGACAGCATCTACACCCAGCTCGTGCCCAACTCGCGCACCGAGACCTCGGCCCTGGACCAGCGCCCGGCCGCCACGCGCGGCATTGTGCTGGCCGACGCCCCGCGCCGCGTGGAGATCGCCGTGGCCGCCCACACCCAGCGCATCAAGATCGGCCAAGAGAACCGGGGTTTCAACCACGTCTTCATGCTCAAGCCGCTGCCTGAGCCAGGCACGGTCACCGTGAGCTGGATGGCGCTGGGCACCTGGTACGAGCTGCAGGACGACGGCGCAGGCGTCTTCACGGGCAGCGGCGTGGGCCAGCTCATCTATGACACCGGCAGCGGCAGCGTGACGCTGCCCGTGCAGCCCGACGTGGGCAGCGCCCTGATCATCCAGTGGGGTGAGCGCGTGGGCTACACGAACCGCAGCAGCCAGGGCGCGGCCATCCGCGCGCCCGAGTATTGCTGGACGTTGGAACATGAGGGTGTGGTGCCTGGCTCCCCCGAGTTCACCTGGTTCAGCGCGGGCGTGCTGCGCACCGCCACGGCCGATGCCGCAGGCGTCATCAGCGGCGACGCGACCGGCCGGGTGGACTACCCGAGCGGCACTGTGCTGCTGCGCACCGTGTACCTGCCCGACCCGGGCGACGAGATCAGCACTGCTTACGACACCGACGTGGTGGTCAAGGAGCTGCTCACCCCCAGCGCACCCGACGCTGGCGGCTACATCACGCTCAACCTGGCCCAGCAGCCTGCGGCGGGCACCCTGCAGATCGAGTGGGCCACGGCCCGCACCACCAGCAACACCAGCGGCGGCAGCGTCACGCAGACCAACGCGATCAAAAACGCCGGTGTGACCTACACAACGCGCTCAGTGCCCGAATACAGCGCGCCAGAGTCCACCAGCGGCAGCACCGGCAGCAATTTCGTGAACTGGCCGCAAGTTTCTTGAGGAGACACCACCCATGCCCATCACCTACGTTGAGCGCCCATTCACCATCACCACCACCAGCGGCAGCTCAAGTACGCTGACGCAGGAATCCGGCCGCACTGCTGATGGCCGCATCGTCGTGGCCCAGACTGTCACCGACGACGGCGCAGGCGCTTTCATCGGCGGCCTGGGCACCGTCAACTACGGGGCCAAGCAGGTCAACCTGCGTGNCGGCAGCTCAAGTACGCTGACGCAGGAATCCGGCCGCACTGCTGATGGCCGCATCGTCGTGGCCCAGACTGTCACCGACGACGGCGCAGGCGCTTTCATCGGCGGCCTGGGCACCGTCAACTACGGGGCCAAGCAGGTCAACCTGCGTGTTGTGCAGTTCGACCGCAGCACCGAGTCGTACAAGAGCGACTACGACAACGCCACCGAGTTCGGAAACACCGTGGGCGATGGCAGCGGCAGCAGCAATGCCGACAGCCGCAAGGGCGCGTCCTACGGCACCACCAGCGTGGGCGAACAGATCCTGGCTACCTCCAGCGTGGTCGCACGCTACCGGGTGGCCCCTGCGGTGGTCACCGCCCGCACCGACAGCTTCCAGCCCCAGTCCATCGTCATCGACCTGTGCCCCTACACATCCGATTCCATCGTGCCCGGCAGCGTGCAGTTTGTGTGGATGGGCGAGACGTACACCGACTTCGAGGGCGTGATCTACCGTGGCCGTACGGGCAGCAACCCTGGCATCAACTCGGGCCGCATCGACTACGCAGCAGGCACCGCGCGCATGACCGACTACGTGGTCGGCCCCAACCCCGCCGCCATCACCCTGCAAAGCCTGTGGACCCGGCGCAGCGCCTGGAAGACCGCCAGCATCTTCATGCGCACCCAGGCCGCGCCCATCAAGCCCACGGGCTACGTGCTCACGCTCACCGACACCGCAGGCAACGCCCTCACGGCCACGGGCGACCTAGATGGCAACCTGCTGGGCACCCACATGTGGGGGCACATCGACTACCAGACCGGGGTTGTTGAGCTGCAGTTTGGCGACTTCGTTGTGGACGCCACCTTGACCGCAGCCCAGAAGGCAGAGTGGTGGTACGACGCGGCCGACGTGGGTGCGGTGGAGCCGGGCAAGATCTGGCGCCCATGGCCGGTGGACCCCACCACGCTGCGCTACAACAGCGTGGCCTATTTCTACCTGCCGCTGGACGCCGATATCGTGGGACTGGACCCAGTGCGCCTTCCGCCTGATGGTCGGGTGCCCAAGTACCGGGTGGGCAGCTATGTGGTGATCGGCCACACGGGCGTGGTGCCCGCTGCCACCTACGCGGACGGCCAGACGGTCAACTGCGCCCGCGAGCGCCTATCGCGTGTCTACCTGATCGGCGCGGACGGACTGCTCATCCGCACCGGCTACGCACCCAACCTCGACGCGGGCACCATCGCGATCTCCGACGTGACCGGCTGGGTCCAGCCCGTGACGGTGAAGCACCGCATCGAGCAGATGGCCCGCGTGGCCGACGTGCAGATCGACGGCACCCTCAAGCTGACCAAGCAGCTCGCCCACAACTTCCCGGTGGGGAGCATCGTGTCCAGCGCCATCATGGCGGGCAACCTGCGCGCCCGTGCGCTGCCGGTGTTCGACCAGCAGACCTGGGACGGTGTGACCTGGTCCGACGTCACGGTCGGCAACCCTGCGCCGTCCACCTACAACGACGGCGCCTTCCCCGTGGTGGTGACAAACGCAGGCGCAATGACCGAGCGCTTTGCCCTGCGCGTGCTCACTGGCGGCACCGATGTCGAGGTGATTGGCGAGCACGTGGGCAACCTGGGCACGTTTAGCCGCAACACGGCCATCGCCCCCATCAACCCTGTGAGCGGCGCCCCTTACTTCACGCTGGCCGCCGCAGGCTGGGGCGCTGGCTGGGTGCCCGGCAACACGTTGTTCCTGCCCACCGTGGGGGCGTACTACCCGCTCGTGGCCATCCGCGCCACGCAGCCTTCCGAGGCCATCGGCACCGACTACGCCTTTGAACTTACCGAGCGCGGCGATATCGACCGCGCGCCCACCAACCCCGTCATCTAAGCCGCAACCATGATCTACACCTTTGATTCCGCAATGACCGGCGCCTCGGTCCTGTCTGGCTCTGCAGGGGCACTGCGCAGCGTGCTCAAGTCCTGCCTGGTGGATGGCTTCGGTGCTGGTGCCGTGGCATCGCTCACCGTCAATGCTGGCATTGCCACTGCCAACTATGCGGGCTCCCATCCCTTCCGCGTGGGCAGCGTGGGCCAGTTCGCAGGCTCCACGCCAGCAGGTCTCAATGGGCAAAAGCCCATTCTGAGCACCACGGCCTCAAGCGTCACGTTTGCCGCGCCTGGCGTTCCCAACGGTGCAGCCACCGGCACCATCACCAGCAAGCTCGCCGCCGCTGGCTGGCAAGAGCTGTTTGCGGGCACCCTGACCAACGTGATGTGCGTCAAGCCCACCGTGCCCGAGGCCTCGGGCTGCGTCCTGCGCGTGGCCGACACCGGCACCACCAACGCCCGGGTGCGCGCCCATGAGAGCATGACGGACGCGTCCACCGGCCCCGGCACCACGCCGCTGGAAGCCCAGGTGGCCGGGGGTCTGTACTGGCCCAAGAGCAGCGCAGCCAACGCCACGGCGCGCGCCTGGTATCTGGTGGCCGACGAGCGCGCCTTCTTCCTGGCCGTGGACCCAGCAGGCACGGGCCGGTTCACGGTGCTGTTCGCGGGTGACCTCGCCAGCTTTAAAAGCGGCGATGCCTACGGCTACCTGGTCACCGGCAACGAAGCCGACCAGGCCAACGTCAGCACCGTGCCCAACGGCTGCGTGGGCTACTCGCACCGCAGTGCCCGGGTGGGTGCCTACCTGGTGCGCTCCCACACGGCCATCGGCCAGGCGATTGCCGCGCAGCGCATCGGCGCCCACCACAACGGCAGCACGGCGGATGCCTACGCGGGCACCTCGGGCTATTCGTGGGGCACGTACCCCAACGGCCCCAACAACGGCCTGTTGACCGGCCCCCTGGAGCTGGTCGCGCAGGGCATCCGGGGCTCCTTGCCGGGCCTGCTGCACCCGGTGCAAGACCTGGGCGCAGCGTTTTCCAACGGCGGCAACGTGGACGGCACCGACGACTTGGCCGGGCGCCGCCTGCTGGCGATCCGCACGGCGCCGCCCGCTGGTGCCGTGACCGCTGGGACTGTGTTCCTGGACACCACCGGCCCCTGGAGCCGCTGAGCATGGCCGCGCGTTTTTGGAGGCTCAGCGGCTTCATGCTGGGGGGTAACGACCTGGAGCTGGCAGAGATTGCGCTGCTCAACGGCACAACGCGCCTCGATGGCGCCGCCACCCTCACGGCCAGCCATGCGCCCATCACGGGCACGCTGGCTGCGCTCAAGGACAACGACGTGGGCAGCAGCTGCCGTTTCGCCGCGCAGGCCGTGGCCTCGGCCGGGTTCTTCCTGCACTGGGACATGGGGTCTGATGTCGAGGTGGACGGGCTGCGCCTGGCTGCTGGCGCATCCGAGCAGCGCTGGCCTCAGTCGCTCTCGCTGGCCTATTGGAACGACGCACAGGGCTGGATGTTCGTGGCCGAGGGCACAGGTCTACTGTTTCCCGGCACCAATGCCTGGGCTGCAGACGCTGTTGCGGGCTTGATCCCCACCACTTGGAATCCAGCGGACAAAGGGCCAGGAGTCACGTTGTCTGATGGCGATCTTTACGCCAGCAGCAGTTTTTACTACTACGCGGTGCGCAGCGTGCACGGGGTTTCGGCCCGGAAGTGCTATTGGGAGGTTTCTGAACTGACCGGCTACTCGATGCCAGGGATCGCGACTGCAGCGGCGCCGGTTGAGGTCTTGACGGCAGAAGGTGCGTACCCAGGCGCCAATGCGCACGGCTGGGGCTACTACAGCTACTCCACCGGGGTGATCTATCACGGCGGGGTCGAGGTTCTCACCGGGTTGCCCACTATCGGGTCATTCACTGTCCTGAGCTTTGTTCTCGACATGGATTTAGGCACGCTGCGTCTGTGGTTTGACGGGGTGGACGCTGGCGTTGTGGCGTCTGGGATCGTCGGTCCCATTTACGCGTTTTTTGGGTCGGGCGCGAGTGCCATTGCAACCTGCCGCGCGAACTTCGGGGCCACGCCGTTTGTGTACGTGCCGCCTGCGGGCTTTCAGGCGGGGTTTGGCCCCACGCGCCTGCTGTTCCCGGTGCAGGGCGCGCAGCAGGTGCGTCCGTCGCGCATTGCTGCAGGGCTGGCTGTCAGTGCCCCGGTGCCGGTTTTCTCCACCGAGGGCACTGCGCGTGCGCAGATGGCCCGCGACGTCGAGTTTGGCGGCCAGGCGCGCATCTGGGGCACCACCAAGATCAAGGGCACGCCCAACGTGCCCACCAAGGCCCGGGTGGTGCTGCAGCACCAGCGCAGCAAGTTGCTCGTGCGCGAGACCTGGAGCGATCCAGTGACCGGCGCGTTTGAGTTCAGGGGCATTGACGCCAACCAGCAGTTTCTTACCCTGGCCGAAGACCTGGCGGGCAATTTCCGCCCAGTGGCCGCCAGCAAGCTGGTGCCCGAGGTGTTGGCATGAGCGGCACCTGGCGCATTGGCCCAGCGACGGCCCTGGCCCAGCTGCAGGCCGCGATTGACCTGGCAGACGATGGCCCTGGCCCGAGCCGGGTCCAGCCTGGCCGTGCCTTGCGCGTCCATCGTCGGCGGTGGGCTGGTGCTGCACGTGGCCGACCCGGGCGGCTCCCTGGTGCTGACCACCGGTATGCCCCGCTGGGGCCTGTGGGTCAACGCTGCAGGCGACATCGTGGCCGAAGGCAGCGTGACNGACGAAGCCAACGGCGGCGACTTCTGGGTGGAAGGTGGCAACACGCCGCTGGGCGAGACCAGCCCGCTGCTGCAGGCCGGTGGCCTGGTGGTGCTGGGCACCACCTCACTCACATAAGGGCCAGCGCGTGGCAAGCACCGATCTGCTCTTCGACCAGGCGCCCAACCCATCGGGTGGGCCGGTCGAGATCGTTTTTGGAGACGACGGCGGGGGCGGCACGCCCGACGTGGTCGAGCTGCATGCGGCGGGCACCATCACGGGCCTGCGTGGTCGCATCGGCGTGCGCGTGGCGGCCCGGCTGCGGGCTGCTGGCTCCATCACCGGCCTGCGCGGGCGCATTCGTGTGGTGTTCGACGTCAACGTGGAGCGGCCGATCACCACCACGACCGTCAACGGCTGGCAGGATGCCGCGCCCGTGCGGGCCAGCATCCAGGTGCGCTACGAGCAGGCCCAGCCGGTGCCCGCCGCCGTCCAGGCCAACTGGCAAGACGCCCGCACCGTGGGCACGCCCCACCAGGCGCGCTGGCAGCAGGCCCAGCCCCTGGGGGCCACCGTGCGCCAGGTCATGCAGCAGGCTCAGCGCCTGGGTAGCGCCCCGGCCCTGCAGCGGTTTGAAAACGCTGAGCGCCTGCGTTCCATCACCCTACAAGCCATGCAGCAGGCCCAGCAGCTCGCGGCGCCCCCCGTGCTGCAGCGGTTTGAAGACGCCACCCGGCTGCGCCACCTGGTGCAAAGCCGGTTTGAGGAAGCCCAGCACCGCCAGGCTGCTGTGCGTGACGCCTTTGGCCGCGCGGTGCCGCTGTCCCGCGTGGTGGCCGTCCGGTATGAGGAGGCCCGCAAGCTGCCCCCAGGCGTCAGTGCGCCAGTGCAGCCGCCTATCGAAACGCCTTGCTACGTACCCGTCCTGCCCGCGCACCTGGTGTTTGATGACCTGGCCGACAGCAGACTGCCAGCGGGCCTGGTGTTTGTGTGCGATGGCCATGGGCCTGGGCCGCAGCCTGGCGAAACCATCGTTGTCCCTGTTCGAAGGACCTACATCGTGATCAACAACATCACCCTGCACCGGGTGGACACGGGCGCCGAGCTGAACGCCCATAGCTTCAGCATGTCGCTGGACCACCAGTCCTGGACCTGGTCCTGGACGGCTTCACTGCACAACGATGCGGCCAATCACCTGGGCCGCGACAGCGCGGGCGATCCGGCCGAGCTGGCGGTGCTGGTTAACGGGGTGGAGTTCCGTCTGCGACTGGAAGGCAAGTCGCGGGACCGGCGTTTCAGCCCCACGCGCTGGGCGGTGTCTGGCAAGGGCAAGGCCTCGGTGCTGGGCTCGGCCGACGCCCCCAAGCAGTCGTTCCGCAACCTGGTGGACCGCACGGCCCAGCAGCTCATGGCCGACGTGCTCACCGTGAACGGCGTCCCCATGGGTTGGACGGTGGATTGGGGCCTGGAAGATTGGCACGTGCCCGCAGGGGCTTGGGCGATGCAGGGCAACTACATCGACGCCATCAACGACATCGCTGGGGCTGCTGGCGGCTACGTGCAGCCTCACAACACGGCCACCACGCTGCGGGTGCTGCCGCGCTACCCGCTGGCGCCATGGCACTGGGGCAGCGTCACGCCGGATTTTGAGATTCCGGCCCATGCGGCCGAGGTGGAGGGCACCGAGTTCATCGACAAGCCAGCCTACAACCGGGTGTTCCTGGGCGGCATCGGGGCGGGGGTGTTTGGGCCGTTCACCCGGGCGGGCACCCCAGGCAACGTGATCGCCCCCCAGGTGAACCATGCGCTCATCACCCACCCGGATGCACACCGCCAGCGGGGCATTGCCGAGCTGTCGGACACCGGCAAGCAAGAGCGGATCACCTTGAACATGCAGGTGCTGCCCGAGACAGGCGTGATCGTGCCGGGCAAGTTCATCCGCTACCTCGGGGAATCCACGGTGATGGGCATCGTGCGCAGCACGTCCATCGAGTGGAGCCGCCCCCGCCTGCGCCAAACGCTGGAGATCGAAACCCATGCCTAACGCTTACCGGGAGTTCATGGCGCTGATGCCCGACCAGCCCCTGGAAGTGGGCGAGATCACCTCCATCGCTGGGGGCGTGGCCATCATCACGCTGCCAGGCGGCGGGGTGATCCAGGCGCGGGGCGAGGGGACAGCCGGGCAGCGCGTGTTTGTGCGCGCTGGCTTGATTGAAGGGGGGGCACCGACGCTGACGTATGTGTCGTCCGAGGGATAGATCGAAAAAAGACGGGCGACCTAGTCAAGTGCGCTAACACCTGGCCAGGCCCCCAACCTGCAGAAGTGACCTGCAAGCCAGGCAAGACCCGCCACTCTCGCGAGAGCGCGTCGAGCCTATCAGAGTTTTCGTACAGAGAAACAGGCTTGCAAATATGGAAGAGATCAGGTGCGGCGCATGCAGCCGCAAACTCGGCGAGGGTGTCTACATCCGGCTGAGCATCAAGTGCCCCCGCTGCGGGGTCATGAATTCACTGAGGGCCGAGAGCCCCACCTCAGAGCGCCATGGAGCGTCCAACGTAACTGGAACCCACCATGGCACCCATCATTCCCTGGATCGGCGGCAAACGTCGTCTCGTTGACCTGCTGCTGAGCAGGTTCCCTGCCCATAGCTGCTACGTCGAGGTCTTCGCGGGCGGGGCGGCGGTGTTCTTCGCCCGCAACCCTGCCGACGTCGAGGTGCTGAACGACGTCAATGGCGACCTGGTCAACCTCTACCGCGTCGTGACGCACCACCTGGAGGAGTTCGTGCGCCAGTTCAAGTGGGCGCTGACAAGCCGCCAGGTGTTCAAGTGGCTCCAGGAGACCCGTCCGGAAACGCTGACCGACGTGCAGCGGGCGGCCCGGTTTTTCTATTTGCAGCAGCAGAGCTTCGGCGGCAAGGTGGCTGGCCAGACCTTTGGGACTGCCACCACCGCGCCAGCCATCAATCTCCTGCGCATCGAGGAGAACCTCTCGGCCGCCCATTTGCGCCTTGCAGCGGGCACCTACATCGAGAACCTGGACTGGGCGGCCTGTATCGACCGCTACGACCGCCCACACACGTTGTTCTACCTGGACCCACCGTACTGGGAGACGGAGGGGTATGGAGTGCCGTTCCCTTGGGAGCAGTACCAGCTCATGGCCACCAAGCTGCGCGCGATCAAGGGCAAGGCGGTGATCAGTATCAACGACCACCCGGCCATCCGGGAGTGCTTCGAGGGATACGACATGGAGGCGCTCAAACTGGACTACACCGTGGGCGGCGGGGCGAACCGAGTGGAGCGCGGGGAGCTGGTGATCTACAGCTGGGACCGGGAGGCGGAACCTGCTGGCCTGTTCTGAGCCAGGCTTGGCTCGCGCCGCGCAATTCCTTTTCGTGGCGCGAAAGTAAACTGGCGGCTGTTTATCTCAGCGCTGCGGCTTCAAATATCGCGGCGCGCTTCAGTCTGGACCGTGGTGGGCCGTGCCGCACGGGCTTTTTCCACCTCGGCATACCCCTCGGGGCCCAGGCAGTCCAGGTCCATCTGGCGCTGGGCGGCCTCTGCGCGCTGGCTTTGTTCGTAGCTGCCTGCGTTGCCGCTGCTCAGCACCACGTCCAGATTGCGGCGCGAGCGTGCGCATTCAGGGGAGCGGGCGTAGTCCTGAGACCTGGCGGCCGGGGTGCGCTCCCGCTGCGCATTGCGCAGGGCTTCGGTTTCTGCAGCCTTGTTCTCGGCCTCCAGGCGTTTTTGCTTGAGCGCCAGCGCTTCGGCGGCCTGCTCGCGTTCACGCTGGATTTCCTCTGGCGTCTTGCGCGCTTCCACCTCACGCGCCGTGGTGCCGCCCGCACATTTGCCGTCGGTGTAGGTCACCTTGCCGGTGGCGGGGTCGGTGCAGCGCACCACCTGGGCCTGGGCGGCGGTGCCGATCCAGGCCACACACAGGCATGCGAGGAGATGCTGGGCTCGGGTCAT